AAAGTTGTAGCCATGTCCACAGCACCATCAATGTCTACTACATCGAGGTTGGTTGTACCGTCTACGTCTATGTTGCCGCTAATATCTAAACTAGCCGCAATAATCTCACCGCTTGCGTTAATAGCTCCGTTGATATCAATTGTAGTCGCAGCTATTTGAATCTCTGTGTCTGCAACAATATCTAGCTGACCATCAGCACTAGAGTTTATATAGATTGCAGCATCACGGAACTGGACTTTATCTGTAGTAGTAAGCTCTACGTTTGTACCACTAGTAGTATTACCCAGTGCTAGTACTTCACCAAAGGTATCTACAGTATCTTGCTGTGCATCTACATAGGCTTTAATAGACTGTTGAGTTGCTAAAGCTGTAGCACTATTAGAAGACATGTTATCTTCATCTAAAATGTTTGTTACAGTTACAGAACCTGTACCTGATATAGCGTCAAATTCTATTGTACCGTCTACATCTAAGTCACCGTTAAAGTCTACATTACCTTCAACAGCAAGTGTTGTAGCCATGTTAACAGCACCATCAATGTCAACGACATCTAGATTAGTAGTGCCGTCTACGTCTAAGTCACCGTCAAAGTCTACGTTACCTGTAACTATTAACGTAGTTGCCATGTTCACAGCACCATCAATGTCTACTACATCTAGGTTAGTAGTACCATCTACATCTACGTTACCGGAGATATCAAGGCTTGTGCCTGTTAATACACCTGTAACAGTAAGCGTAGAGGCCATATCTACAGCACCATCAATGTCAACGACATCTAGATTAGTAACACCATCAATATCAACGTTGCCAGATATGTCTAAGCTTGTACCTGTTAATACACCTGTAACACCTAGTGTACCTGCTACGGTTGCATTTACATCTACATCTAGTGTATCTATATGAGCAGTGCCATCAATAAATAAGTCTTTAAACTCTAGTGAGCTAGTACCTAAGTCAATATCTGAATCAGTAACAGGAACAATAGCTCCGTCTTGAATACGTATCTGTTCAACTGAGGAACTGCTTACCTGAACAAAGAAACCCCATCTGTTATTAGTGCTATCTACAACAACCTTATTGAGAAAGTCTATGTCACCTATTTGAGGGATGTTACCGCCTTGACCGGAAGTACCATCATGTTTATGTCCGGTAGAGCTATCGCTGCTTGCTGAGTAGGCTAAAGCATTTACTATCTGGTTAAACTCATTATTAAATAAAGACGCTGTAATTGTATCGCCATCATCAAAAGAACTTTGTCGTGTGTAATTCTGGGCCATTAATTTATCTCCTGCCTGATGGCATATAATCTACATAAATACCGTTTACAGCATAAGCGGGTTTTTGGTCGTTACTTGAAATTCTAAAGCTACAGGTATGTCCAGAGCCTTCTAATGTAATTCTTTCCATAGGGTCGCTTGTTGCTCCAAAGGTTACTAACCCAAATACTGCTGTACCGAAAATAGCAGGAAGGGCAATAGTTGTTACGTCGAAAGGTTCGGGTTGAGGTATATCAGGATCTTCATAATCATATCTAACTCTGAAGCTAGGCTTAACTTCTCCTTCAGGACTAAAAGAAACTCTAGCATATTTAAGAGTTTTTCTAGTTCCTACGTCTCCAAAATCAAAGTCAGGGGTCTGATAAACCGCTGCAATGTTTTGCGCTTCACCAGCATTGAAAAAAGAAGTACCATCTGTATGGTTATAAATAGAACCATCCTTGTCTCCATGCAGAATCTTTTCTACTCCACTGAAGGCTAAATCAGATACCATGCCTAAAGCTTGTATACCTAGTGTTTCTGACCAAGCAAAACCATTAGTGGTTAAAGTACCTATAATGCCTCTAGCTACTGAAGGGCTTTCAGTATTTGTACTGTAGAATAATCTATATTGAGATTTACTCCTAAGAACAGCACTAGTTATAATAAAATTAGGATTAGCAGCAATATCTTTAATAATAGACTGTATTTGCCTGCTAACAGAGCTTAACTCTACGTCACCTATTCTTGATGTACCTGCAATAGTTCGTACACCATCTGGCGCAAGAAATAAAATGTCGCCACCTACTTCTTGAATGCTTCCACCATGTAGACAGCCTACGTTGGTTGTAATAGGCGTTACGTTTACTGCATTAGAATCATTAATGTTAGAGAGCTTATGGATAGTGTTTCTGCCAAAAATAATTAAGTCATCTCGAAAACTTGCAAGACCTACAATAGCATCAGGGATTACAATAGCTCCTGCGCCACTACCACTAAAACTATCAATATCATTCGTACTGCTATAGTACAGGGTGTTCCTAGATGTAGAAGCTCCCGCAACTACTAAATGTCTATCATGTATAACAGCTTGTGAAGGGCCTGTAGTACCACTAACTGTTATTTCTTTAGCAAAGAATGTACGGCTAGTTAAAATACCTGTGCCTGTCATTTGGAATAAGAAAGGCTCGTTAACGCCATCGCAGATAACAAGCTCACCATAGTCTGAAGTACCTTCATAAAGAGCAAAAGTACATCTTCCTTGGCTAGCTCTTGAGGCAACTGAACGACCTGTAAAGGCTGAGTAATTATCTCCACCTGATGCTACAGACGCTTTATTTAACTGTAACCAAGTATCTTCACCGTCTATACTAAAAAAGATATCAGTACCTGAACAGACAACAACGCCATCAGCATATATAGCCATGCCTAGTATAGTGTTAGATCCATTAGGTTTGGTATCTCCGAAAGGCGTAAAGCCATCTACACGTCTATAACCACCATCAGGATCTACTTCAAAGTTCCGCAGGCGTGTAGCCAAACCGGGCTGACTTTGCATCTCAAGCTGATTTAGGTTTACATTTAAACCACCTGTGCAAGAGTAACCCCAAGGTTGAGACATTAAACAAACCTCACACGGTCATCTTTAAAATAAGTAGGTTCAGGAGACATTAGGCGTATTTTCATAAGTTTCAAACTACGCTTGTAATCTTCAAGAGCAAAAGCTGCTGCTTGTGGATTCTCTTTAAATTGATGCATATAATATCTAGCTCTTGCCATAAGTACAGTTCTATATAACTCTGGAAATATTGTTACATCTCCAAAAGCAATAAGTTCTACTGGTGAGTCATAAGCAAAGTACCAAATTTTATATACTTTATCTGGTATAGGACTCAAACCAAAATTACGTCCATCAGGACTTCTAATTATTCTACGAGGAACTCCGTACTGTTGAGCATCTGCATTGTCATTGTTTTCGGATAAGCGATAATAATCTTTCCATTCTTCTGTTGTAGTAAATCTAAGATTACGTGTTTCGTATGGAGAAGTTTCACCCGACACACCTACAGTAGTTAAGTAAAAAGTGTCCCAATCTACCGAGCCGTAGTCTGTAGTAATATTGGAACTAGCAGGTTTTAACTCATACCAGCGTTTACCTTCTACAGAGTCTTGAGATACATTGCCATATATAGGATTTGTAGTTCCACTTTCAGCAGTAGCTAAAAAAGGCCACTTAGTTTCTTCTGTAACAATGTCTAAGTATGATCTATTGATAAGATCTTTAGCGTGTTGTTGCACACCTATGGCGTTAGTAAAGTTTGCAGAAGTCATTGCAACTTCATTCATTTCACGTAAAAGCTCATTGGTTAATGTTAAAAAAGTAGCCATTGTTTACTTCCCTGCCTTTGCCTTAGATTTCTTAGATAAGTCTTTCTTATGGAATAACTTCACGCTTGTTTTACCGTGTGTTTTTCCTGTGTGCAAAGAACCGTCAGGCATCTTATGAGTATTACCTTTGTACTCAGTACCATCCTTTTTAAAGTGAGGTACACCTTTCACTTAGGAGATACGCTGTTGTTCCTACCTGCTTTGACAGAACACATTTCTTCCATTTTAGAAATACTAGGGATGTCTTTACCTTTAGACATCATCATACCACCCTGCATTCGGGGAGTTCGCATCTGCTCATCCATCATATTTTTATTTTTTATATCCATAGGTGAGATATTAGTACCGTATCCACCACCCATATAACCTTGTTTTTTATTCATTAACCTTGCTCCATTAGAAAAGTTTTACTAATTACTCTGTCACTTTTTTGTTCAGGGTTTTTATTAAAAATCTTATCATAGTTTTCTTTATATAAAGTTACATTTGCACCTTTACGCATTCTACTGCCTTTACCAGCTATTGTCTGGCGCATCATTAAAGGCTTTTCATCTGAACCCATTTGAGGCATTTTTATCTCCGTTCCTTGGTTAAAGATTGGGGGCCTTTTACAGCCCCCGCACTATTTAGTCGATACCGTAGAAGGCTGAAACCAGAGCGTCTGCTCTTAGTACTTTAGCACCGTAAACGTGTAGACCACGTACAATATCACCGAAGCTATCTGGATCACGAATGACCTCAGTGCTAGTGATAGTCTGAGCAGTAGCAGTAGCCGACATATGACCAGCCATACACTTACCAGCAGCATTAGATGCAGCAGCAATGTTGTTAGACTTGTACATGTTAAAGCCACGAAGCTTACCAGAACTTACCAAACCATTACGGATTGAACCCTGACCAGCGTTGTAGTCTACAGACAATAGCTTGGAGCTAGAGCTGGAGAGTACTTCGTAAAAGTCAGGAGAAGCTACAAACCATCGGCCTTCTTCAGGGATGTTTTGCTCATCTAGCAAACGTGCCATATGTGCCATAATGTCTAGAGGATCATGCTCATCTGAAGCAAAACCGATATCTAGATTACCAGTACCGTCGAAGGTGCCAGCAGCAAGGTCAGTTGCACTGTCAGAACCAAGAATATGGTTAGGACTAGAAGCAGACACGCCAGCAAACATAGAGGCTAATACACCTGCATCAAAAGCATCACGCAATGCGTAAGCTGCTGAAGAGGTTGCTACGTCACGGAAGTTAACGTGAGACATATTAGTTTCAATGTCGTCTACGATAAACTTAAATGCGTTAGCTGTATCAACAACCAAAGTTACTTCTTGGTCAGTAAGTTTAGTAGCGGTTACATCCGCACCACGTTCATACTGATAAACAGTAATTTCGGGTTCTTTAATGATCCGTACACTGTCACCGAATGCAGCAATATCGCCAGCATAGTCAGTATTAGTGATTGCTTCAATTACAGAAGACTTACGGAAAAAGTTTAGTACCTGTTTGGAATAAACTTTAGGTAAGAAAAATGAGTTATTTTGCCCTGCTACACTGTTGCCAAAGTTAGCGTTAGTGTCTGTGCCGGGTTCGAATAGAGCATCTGATACGTTAAAAGCCATAGTTAATATTTCCTATAAAAACACAATTTTAATTATGGTACTACGCGGCCTTCAATCATTGCCTGTTTAATATCTTCTTCGAATTTATCAAACTGATCTAAGGACATAGCACCGATTTCCCGTTCAGTCCAGACCTTAGGTTGACCAGCATCTACAGTTGTTGTTTTGGTTGAAACCATATCTGCTGCTGAACCTCGCGGTTTTTTACTAGACTGTTGTTTTTGAGCCATGCCAGTTTCAAGCTTATATAAGTCGATAGCTTTTGAGGCTAGTGAAACATTATCAGGATTATTATAAATCCAATCTTGTATTTGTTCAGGTTGCTCTGATGCCCACGAATGAAACTGATCATCCCCTCTGATATCTTCAAAGTCAGGATGACGTTGTTGCAAAGTGGTTTCAGCTTCTTTCCGCAGTACTTCACCTTCACGTTGCCGCATAGAGTGTAGTTGCGATTCAAGTTCTGCTACCTGTCGCTGACTCTGTATATGTGCTACAGACTCAACAGTATTGTACAAATCAGGATATTCCTCTTTAAAACTTTCTAACTCTTGTTCAGATTTAGGTGGTCTATATTGAGGTTCGGCTTGTCTAGCTAAAGCAACAAGTTCTTGTTCTTTCTGCTTAAACTCTCCAAGCTTCTGATCATAATGTTTTTTTAGATCATCATATCTCTTCTTATAATTAGTACGCTTTTTAGGCTGTACTTCTTCCTCAGGGGCCTCTTCATTTGATTGGGTAGCCTGTGGTCGCTCGAAAAATAACCCTTCTGCTGTTCCTTGGTCTGGCGCATCTTCTGTGTGCCATTCTTTAGTTGAGTTGTAAGGGTTGCTAACTTGTTCTACTTCTGACATTCTCTATCTCCTTCACGGGGCTTGTGTCTTTGCAAGGTAGCCATATTAACTCCGTCGAGTTTATGGGGCTTGTCTCACCAAGGTAGCCGTAAAAATTATCGAAGGCTAGGCATTTTATTTGCACCCAGCATAAGCTTTTGGATTTCATCAGAGGTATTATCCAATGAGTCATCTTCTGCTTTTGAAGGGGTCATATAGCCGCCATCAGCCTTCATTTGATAACCGCCATCAAAGGCACGTTCAGCATCATCCATCATTACTTGGAGTTTGTCTGCGCCTAATTGGTCGGTTGCTTTCTTGGTCATAACAAATTCTCCATCACTCAGTCGAGCGGGGATAGAATCTGATACACCTGTTCCGGGGCCGTCTACTTCACCAGCTCCCGAAAACTCTGAAGCAACTGTAATTACTTTGTCCATGATATCTGATAATCGTGGATCACTTTCTAGTACAGCCGCTAAATAATTCTGTTCTTCGTCGTCAAGGGATTCATCCATGACATAGCCAAAATAATCATCTTCCATTTCATCATCTGGAAGTTGTGAGGCCATTACTTCTTCCATTTCTTCTGGGGGTATATTAGCGTAAGTATCTTCAGGCATACCTTCTTCTGGAACCATTAGAGAGCCTTCTGCCATAGGACGCTTATCAGTATACTCGTAACCCTTTTTCATCTTCTCATCCATTTCTTCTTGCGCTACACGTATTCGCATTTCCTCTAGAGTATCTGGGTCTATAGTTCCCTCTCTATCGTCTGCTGCTTGCTGCTTGAAAGCCTCTATTCTTGCTAAGTCCTCTTTAGCTCTTTCTATTGCTTCTCTTTCCCTTGCCCCTGCAAGAGTATAATCGTCATCACCTAACTCAGGATCTTTCCTAGGCTTACCACCTTTAGCCTTACCTTGTTTAGTTTTACTTAACATACTATTATTCATAATCTTTCCTATTCAATGCTTCTTCAACTTGGGCTGGAAGTGTGTCTAGTTTAGCCAGAAAATTCATCTTCCCCTGACTGCGGAACAGCTCCAGTTCCGATGTTGCCCCCACCAGTACCTGTAGCTCCAAGGTCTTGAGGCTGTTCAGGTACTCCTTCATCGCCTCCCATTGGGCTTTGTCCTTGACCATTGGGGCCAGCTTGCGCGCTAGGTGCTTGTCCAGCATTGTTTTGCATTCCTATTATTTGTGCCGCTAATGCAGCTTCTTCAGGGTCATTCATCAATTCATCTGGATCTAAGTCTAAGCTATACGCCAGCTCACTGATAAGTTTATTGATTTTAATAAACGGTGCAACGGCAGGATTAGCTGCTGTCTGGAGAAACATTGTAAGTCTCTGAGAACGTACTTCTTTCTGCATCAAGCTGTTTGTACCTGTAGCTTTTACTTCTAAATCGCCTTGTACACCCAGTTTAGATTCTAGAAATTGCATGTTCCACTGGAAATAAGCTTCACCTAGAGGCTTCAGAAGGAAGTCATCGAGGTTCTTAATAACAGTTTTAATGTTTAGAGAGGCTGCACCCAGTAGCATAGACATACCAGAAGCGGTTCGTGTCATACTTTGTACGCCTGTTTGACCATGACTGTACGAAGGGATGCCTGTTTGTTCATCAGCAAGCTGTCGGAACTTATCAAACATCTGCATGTTTTCATTAGTCGTATTAGGAAACTTTAAGCCATTAATAGCTGTACCCGGAACACCTGCTTGTCTTCTGAAGACTTTACCGGGATATATTTCCATGGATTGACCACCCACAAGGGCAGTTTCATCTACATCAAAGATCACAGAGCCTGATAGTGCAAGGTTGTCAATAGCCATACGTGCATGACCATTCATAATCTTTTGAGAGTCGTCCATATTCTCTGCTACGCCAATACCAAAGAAGCTATAAGGGTTCTTTTCATAATTAAAAGAATGATAAGGTAGACGGAAAGGCGTGAAAGGGTTAACTACAGAACGTAGCATCTGACCGTTACAGATCCAAGCATTGATTTGTACTTCATCTAGATCATCTACTTCGTCAGGAATTTCCATACCTACTTGACGACAGTATTCAGCATCCATTGCGCCCCAATACTCTAATACTTCGTATTGAGAAGCACCGTACTCATCATTACGAGAGTCGTCTTTTAGTTCTTGTTCGTAATCTTCCGCTACATAGTTAGGGCCTAGTTGCAAGCATTCTCTAATAGCGTCTTTGTCAAAATAAGGCATCTTACCTAGACTACGAAGCTGTGTGCGATTCATTTTATGTCTATGAAAAGCATACTCTGCTTCAGCCATAGTAGTTGCATTGGGATCAGGGAAAAAATCCCAGATACTGACAAACTCTAAACGAGGAACACGTACATCGACAGGAGAATAAGTACGTTCACCTTCTTCGTTTTCATCCCATCTATGTAATGTTTTATTGAAGTTGAATGGGCCTTTGACAATACCTGTTCCAAATAGAGATGCTTCAAATAGAGAGTTTCTTATCTCACTTGCACCATTAGATTCTTCTATTTGGTCATGTATAGTTTTTTCCATACGTCGAGCAGCCTTTTGTGCAGGGCTAATCTCTGGCATTTGAGGATTTGCAGAAGGCCCTTCAGCCAATAAATCTTTCTCTTCTGCCTGTATGTCTAGTTTTTCATCTTCAAACTTACCTGTGCCATAAGTGGCACCTGCTTTTAGTACTCTACCATCTCCTTCATAACCTACGTCATAGGGATCTTCAGCAGTTTCTTCCTCCTCCTCCTCAGTTTCTTCTTGACTTTGTGAAGTCTCAATGCCGGGAGCAGACTTGAGGTGTGCATATTCAGAAATACCTTCAGGTACTTTAGTTTCACTTATACCAATAGGGAACTTATTAGCTCCGAAGACAACATCTACTAACTGCCCATAAGCTGCTAACACTTTAGTCTTAGTAACCTTGACAAACACTCTAGACTTTTCAGATTCTCTGAATTTTATATTCTTACCATAGAGTCCACGATAGTTATGGTAGGCCGTAAGCCAACGTTGCTCATCTAAGTCTCTTGCATTCTGGGCAGAAATATACCTATCAGCAATAAGACCTACTAAGTTATTACGTAAGTTTTCTTCTAGCGTAAGTTGTAAGCCATCTTCACCTTCGATGCCTCCAAAGTAAACTTCATTTGCTGTTAAACTATTCTCTGACATAAATATACCGTTTATAAAGATTTAGCAAAAGTCATACTAGCACTGAATAACCCTTCTGCGTTTCTATTCAGATTCGCTCCAAATGTAGTTCCCTTTCGTGTAGTCTTTTGATAATGAAGACCGACTTGATTACCATCTCTGTTCCTACGAGCAGTAGCACTAACAGGGCCTTGTGCAAGTCTTACGGTAGTCTCCTTATTTCCGTCGTTATCTCTTTGGTGCTGACCTGAGATAGAAAAGTCGTTCTTATTATAACTACCTTTTACGATTGTATCTCTATAACCTTGACTATTTATATAACGTCTTGCAGAAGCTGTTATACCTTTGCCCTGTAAAGATCCAGTTACATCAGCACTAGAGTTATTGTTGTTACCACGCGCTCCAGCTTCTATAGAGGCTACATTGTTGTAGGTTGTTTGTTTAACAGTACCACCGTTATTATATTTTATTTTCGATTTTTTCATAAAAAGACCTTAAACCTTTTGCAATGCTGTAGTTAAAATACACAGAGTCCTTCTAAATTAGGAGAACCCTGCGTTAACTAGCTCTATAGTTCTTGGAACCTAGCGATATAAGTAACAGTCGTAGCAGCAGTTGCCAAGTCAGCACCAATAGGTCGCAGAGTAACAAAGATATTACGTGCTGCTGCACTGTACAAAGCTGCTGCAATTACGATAGCTTCTGTAGTGGCTGGGCCACCTTTAGGGCCGATACCTGTTGTAGCAAACTGGTTGGCTGCTTTACCACTAGCATTTGAAATGATATTCAAAGGCACGTTAGCAGTCCAAGTTACAGCAGCACCACCGTCATCTAGAAGAGCTGTAGCTGCAAGTAGCTGTGCGCCAGCAGATGCAGTACCAATAGAGATGTCTAGGTCATTACCTGAAGAACCAGCTGTAACAATGTTACCTGCTGGATAAGCAATCAAATCTGTTAGGATTGTACCTGCTGGCTGTGCGATAGTAACGATAGTATTTGTATCGTCAGTTACGGCAATAGTACCAGTAGTCACTTTGACTTCCTGAAGAGTTGTTACTTGTTGTGTAGGGTTAGTAGTTTCTACGCGAGATGCAAGTCCTCTTACGTCACCTGTTTTTGCTGAGTTACGTCCCGTATCTCTAATATTTACTGCTGACATTTTAAATCCTCGATTAAGTTATATAATTATTTTACTACTAGTTAGTAGCCGAAGTTTCTTATTATTAGTATCCAAATTCCGAATCAACAGGAGTATAAGCCTGTTCCATTCTCATGTGTCTAAGCTGACCAAAGATATCATTTACTCTTGGCCTAGACATAATAAGATACCTTAAGGCATCATAAGCATGATCAGGAGCATGTGTATCAACATCTTCGGGGTTAGATTTATCCAGAGGAATACTTTGGAGTTCTTTTATCAAGTTAGGACAGCTATTGAATATTTGTATTTTTGGTCTGCCGCTTGGTTGAACTCTTAAGTATTCGTGGATTTGAATCTTTCCTTGAATTCTGTTCTTGTCTGCTCTACGCAGTTTATGCCCAGCACGTTGAAGTGTCTCTCCAACTGTAGGGCCTGTTGTACCTGTTCTATTCCATGCTGCTGTGTCTAATACACCTTGAACAGAGAAAGGGTCTTGAAGCTCCATATTAGTAATCATTGCAGCGAGATCAACACCTGTTAAACCTTTACGATATAACTCTCTGTATATAATTAATGTTCCGTCACTAGGATCAACACAACCCCAGATACAAGAACTTTCAGAGGCATAGCCGTAGTCAATTCCTTTTATTCTTTCCCAACCTACAGGTATTTCAAAAGGTGTAATAACATGAACAGCCATATCGAACTCTGTAAAGGCTGCACCTTCTGTAATATCCCAGTTGCCTTCTAGGAGCTGTCTACGTTGTACTTCTGGTAGAGCTTTAAGCATTTGTTCGTATCTACCATCTGTAGACAGATACGGATTGTCTTCTAAACGTGCTGGTATAAATCTTCTTGTTAAGCCGTCCTGACCTACATACGATGTATTAGGTGGTGATGGACTTACATATCGTTTCTTTACCCACGTTGCACCAGCACCACCGGGGTTAGCTGTACATCGCATATAAGGTGTAATTAAAGAATCTGTTGTTCTTAGTCGTGAGGCTAAGTAGTTCCAAGCAAACTCTGTTGTTAAGTGAGTGATCTCATCGAAACCAATCCAACTATATGCCTGTCCCTGATAGCGGTAAACATCTGCATCTCTTTCTAGATAACCAAACTCTAGTTTAGCTCCACTAGGAAACGTCCAGATCTTCTCAACTTCTCTAAACTTACAACCCGGAAAAGCCTTGGGATATAACTCCCTAGACTTATCTATTAACTCTCTTAGTTCAGGCATTGAACGTCGAAGTATCAAAGCCCTGTGAGCAGACCTGTGTGCAAACCTCAGAGGGTCTATGATCATCGCATAGGACTTACCACCCCCTGCTGCACCACCGTAGAGAACGTCTGTCTCAGGGGCTGCTAAGAAGTCTGTCTGCGGCCCTTCGTTTGGTCTAAAGATAACATTCTCTAATGCTTCTTCTTTTAACCTAGTAGGTAGACTCTCAATGTCTGCTACAATCTTACCTTCAGTTGATACTTCTTTATTGTCTAATTTATTTAGGGTAGATCGCGAAGTCTTTAGAGAGTTCTTTTGATTCTTTAACTTTAATTCAGCTTTTGCTATTAACTTTTCTTTTGTACGTACTGCTTTATTAGCAGCTAGTCTAGCCTTAGTAGAAGAGCTAAAGTTATATCCTCTGGACTTAGTACCTTTCTTACGACCTCCTTTTTTCTTTGGAGTACCATCAACCTTTAAGACAAAGTTACCTTCTTCGTCTTTTAAGTAGTCATCTGGCTTAACTTCCCAATCTTTCATATATTAAGTTTTTTAGCCCTTGATGACTTATTTTTCTATCTGTTTTATATTCTAACCAAGCAGAGCCTTCACGAAGACTAAGCGAACCTTCAACAACTAAAGCTTTGATTGTCTGTAAAGCTAGAAGTTCCTTAGGAACCTCCTCTAGCATTTTAGGATCTTCTTCTGTTACTTTGTACCCAAAGGGAATAACACTACTACGTTTCGGGATGTTCAATTATTATCTCTTCTTTTGCAGGTAAAATAAATACTCCACCTGAAACAGTGTGACTAACATCTAGCCTATCAGACTTTCCTAGTCCAATACGATCTAAGATGGTCTGTGCAGCCTGTAGCCTTATATTAGCTTGAGGTACTGGTTGCTCAGAATTCATAATTGAAGTCAGTTTAAGTGCAGCTTGAGGTGCAGATTGTGCGAGGATATTGGATGCAAGGTCTATTATTTCAGTCTTTAAAGATTTTGTAACCTGTCCATGATTCCCCGCATAACCTGCAAGCTCTGCTGCTTTCTTCGGATCACCTCCTACCTCTTCTAGATAACCTAGAAAGTCTTGTTGTTTTGTTGTGAGTTGTTTTTTATTGGTCATGGGTAATAGTATAGGGCTAGGTACAGCATCTGTCAAGTCTTTTCTTATTTATTTCAAAAGACTTGACAAATGCTCATCCTGACGCTATACTACTTATAGCCCCACCGGGGCCACATATGAATATATATATATCTCTCTAGAGGCTTATAAGCCCCGCATAAGTACTTTTAAGATCCCTTAACGTTACTAGTACCCCCTAGATACTTAAGTACTTTTAAGCCCTGCATAAACACATTCTATAAAGCCCTCTATAAAGACACCTGTCTCCAGAGTCTAGTTGACACTTCGAAATCCTCTAAAATGTACGTGATTGTGTATATATACCCCACCCCCCCCATGGCCACCTGCCCCGCCCCTCTAAAGATCTCCAAAGATCCCCAAAGATCTATGATATACCCACAGCAAAGATAAGGAATACTCCAAAGATCTTTGAAGCATCTACATAATTTTCTATAGAAGGCTACTTGACAGACTCCAAAGACCTTAAAAGAACCTTCAGAGTTAGCAATATCTTCAGAGGTTTCTATAGCTTTCAATAGGTTAAATAGTTTTTTACAACTCTCCTTAACATACCCCTAAGAATAAACTAATCAACTGCTATGAGCTTCTGAACCTTTATAGCTTGGCCCTTGGTTAACCTTAGAATTTTATTCTTTTAAATAAATAGTATGGGTGGAGGGCTTCAAAGATCTTCACTAAACCTCCATTATTGTTTTCTGGAAAGTCTTTCATTTCTTCTGGTAAAGTGTCTACATCAACTTAACAACATAAGGGATATACAGATGACTAACACTTTGCAGAATATCAGAACCAACAGGGTTAACCTGAATCAAGCCGACAAGGATATCCTACGGGACGCACTCCATGGATCTAAAGTCGCCGTGTTGAACACTCTTGAAAAAATGGAGGCAAAAGAAGGTGGGAATGCACCTGCTATTAAAATGCTCCTGAGAGGAAGGATTAAAACGCTCGCCAAGTTAAATGAAAAGCTTGGATTAGTATAGACCAAACAGGGCGAAAGCACCAAATCAAACAAACACAAAGGGAACCAAACGATGTCGGACTATAACGGATACACCAACAGAGAAACATGGCTTATTAATTTATACCTTGGCGAGTACTTCCAAGAGGTAGCCAATGACGGCGAGCATCTAATGGCGGATTATATAGAGTCTACTGTTTGGGACATGCTAGGAGAGGCCAATATCCCCGACATATTCAAGGACATGATAGACCTCGGTGCAGTTAACTGGCGAGAGCTTGCAGAGCTGTACTTATCAGAAGCAGCATAGGAGCATAAGACAATGCAGTTAAATGAAAAGATCGAAGAATTCTACTTTGATATGACACCTGACACCGCTCGAAAGGTCTTCAGAGAACTCAGAGACTACCCGCAGGTACGTTCGCAAATCAGCCAACATACAAAAGCGTTAGGATTTAAAATTCTTCTGGCAGAAGGTAGGCATAGCAAGGCGCATTTAGAACAGATCTATGCAGCTTAAAACAAACGGAGAGAAAGCCCATGGTAACGCCAACAAAAGAACAGACCACCGCGTATCAAAAACTAAAAGAAGCGGGCGAGCTGGAAAATATGACGGGCTACAAGGTCGCCGACAATGAGATATACATCATCAAGTCCGACATTATAATTGCAATACTTCATGACGGCTTAATAACTAAGCACATTAACCTAAGGACATAAAGACCATGAACAATAAAAAATACACAGCATTAGACATGGCAAGCGCCAGCCTTTGCGGTTCACTCTTTATACTGACACTATTAATCATCGTCAATCAATTCTGGGGAGCATAAGACAATGGAATATCTGCATATAGCCTGTGGGTTACTAATATCACTATTTTTCATTTATCTACTAACTGAAGGGGATCACAAATGAGAGGAAGCAATAAGATGATGCGGAGGGGCGGCAGTGAGTGGCATCGAGAGATGGAGGACGACGATGACCATACGTGCGAAGGTGAGGGTGATAGCGATGGCACGAATAAATATTCTTGGAGAGACCCGAACAAGATCAAAGTCGTATGCGACATTGCCTTCGATACGCTTGAAGTGGACGATATAGATTTTTATAGGTATATGTACACGCTGGATGGGTGGCACTATTTCCGACATACATTGAAAGGCTACCTAAGGACTAAAGAGGTATAAACTCATTTGATAGACCGCACATTAGTGTATCATTTTATGATTTGAATGTGCCTATTAGTGCATGATCTATCTACAACCCATAAGGATTAGTATGGCATACAATAAATTTCATATGAATAAAACTAATAATATTGGAGTCTTTAAAGGTCTTATAAGATCTTATAAGAAATCATATATATATACTAAAAGATATTTCTTAAGATCTTAAAAGCTCTAAAGAGACTTGATTGTACCAATAATATTGTATGATTGCAAACCCTTTAAAGGGAGTATATAAAAATAGATTCATTCTAGGGGGTACTAGTAACGTTAAGGATCTTATCCTTTCGTTATGAGCTTACTGGTTTGACAGAGGTTAATGAGACATGATAGCGTTGTCTAACATTCGAGACGCTCTACTACAACAACTAGGATAAACAAACATGAATAATGTGTATAACATGAACAGTCAGCAGCAATACATCGACCTGCTAGAACCTGTAACAAATTTACCTACCATATTTTCTTCTCCTTTATTGTTTCAAGATGAACAAGACTTTTTAAAGAAGGATGATAACAGAAAAGTAATATATACTAACCGTAGCAATGAAGTTATAAACGTAGTAAAGAACGGTTACACTTTTGAGAACAACCAGCCAGAAGATATACTAAAACTATCTGAAGCAACGCTTCTACAATCTGGAATAAATCTAAAAGGTTTACACCGTAAAGTAGATGTTGCTCCTAACGGTTCTAAGATGATCATCCAGTATACTGCACCTGAGTACACTATAGACATTGGTAAAGGTGACGAGACTCAGTTTCAGATATTGTTTTATAATAGCTATGACGGAGTGTGGTGCTTTACAGTTAGAGCAGGTGCAATACGCATGGCATGTCTCAACGGACAGGTATCTGTTGACGACTTTAGTATGTTTAAATCTAAGCATACCCCTTCTATATCCCCCGACCATGCAAGACGTAAGATGGTTGAGTCTATCAAATCATTTGAAGTTGAGGGCGAGAGATGGAGGCGTTGGAAATCTAAATCTATTACTAACCGACAAGCCTTTCAACTCTTTGCTGAAGCAGCATCTTGTAATTTTGTGTTGACTAGTAAAGACATGAACATTCAAGAGTTGCTAGAACATAAGCAGGTTTATAATAATCGTGGCCTTATGTACATGTGGAACCAGTATACTACAGATGAACAGAAGTACCTTGGATCTAATGAATGGGCTGCGTACAACGCGATGACTCACTGGTCTACTCATGCACCACAAGCAAGGACAACGAGTGTTAATACTCAGTTGACTACACAGGTACGTAGACAGGACGCAGTACGCTCTACATGTGCAAGGAGTTTAGCAGCATGAAGATTGATACCGAAGCAGACTATGTACTTGAGGCATACTGGTCGTCGTATGGAGTTGAAAACAAAAAGGAAAAGAATGTCCTTGCTTGTATAGCTTGTTATAGAAACCACGACTATGAAGAGAGTGATGAGATTAAAGAGATTCTAAATTTAAGAGACGGGCTTATTTCATTGTACCGTTGTCACCCTGACGGGTACGTAACCGTACAGCTAACTATTAGACAGGAGTTTATAAACGGATGAAGATTGAAATAGATTGGGAGATGACCGAAGAGATAGGTATTGAGTATATCAAAGAGTCTTATATAACTTTACGAGAGCAGGTAGAATTAGATAAAAAACTGCTACAATCTTTTCACGATGTCTTTTATTATCTGATGATAGAGGAAAAAGCAGATGAGTTTATTAGTGAGCAGGAGAAAGCTAATGATTAGCTACATAGTTGAAAGCTTTAAGAAGGGGGTGCGTCTTTGTAGACGCTCTATCCTTTTGAGTGTTGATATCTGGGTAGATATCAGAGAAGGTTTGATCTCTCATAGAGACTTAGCTTTCTTAATCTTCTTATCTACATCTTTAGTTTTTATAATTATATTATTAATGGTAGGTGTTATATCATGAATGTGTATGCAGTGATGGAAAGTACAAGAATCGATAGCCCCTTTGCGACAAGCAGTGCTCTGTTTATCTACGGGCTAGAAGAGGATGCAATCAAACGTGTAGCCCAGCTTGAAAAAGATAGAGATGATGAACTCATGCCAAGTGTAGTTGGTTATTATTATACAATAAAGGAGGTGTTATAATGGATATTAAAGATGTGAAAGACCTACGCACTGTTACAATAACAAAGGAAGAGTACGTAAAGCTGGGTCAGATCAATAAGTTTCTGATACACATGCCTTTATACTTTGATGATCTTGCGGAATTTACAGGGTATATCATTGATCAAACTGTAGAGGAGGTTAAGTAATGGACAAGAAAAAACTAACTCATGAAGAGAATAAAATTAGATGGCGTACATCTTATCAGCAAGGGTTCAGTAAAGAAGGTGCTGCACTATTGGCTAGGGCTTGGATAACACCCGAACCACCTGAACAGTTTACTGACTATACACTAGCAAGTTTTATTAAATCATCAGAAGGGTGTGACAATGATTAACTTATTTAAAGATCTAAGCTATGCATTAAGCGGTGATATGTTTAATACTAATGAACCCGCATCATTCACCATGACAGAGGGTGATCATGTTGCTCTGGTTAAACGCTCTCACCGTCCAGAGTACGGGGCATGTACCATCTATACAATGTCTAATCAACATGTATGTATCTATGATAATCACCCACAGTTCATATCATTCCATACAAGTGCTGATATCTTTGAAGAGGATAATCTATGAGTAAGATGAAAGTAGAGCTTATTGATCGTATGGGAGATGACCTTACTGTAGTCAATAGTGCTAGGGTTAGCTTTCAAACAGTATCAGTAGAGCTGAAAGAGAGAGACAAGAAGTTAATTAAATACCTAGCAGCGCATGATCACTGGACACCCTTTGCACATGTTCAGTTGTCGTTCAGAGTTA